CCAGTAATGAGTACTATGATGAAGTTAATAAACGAATTCGTACGGAATTCCCTCATAAATTTGAGGGTAAAACTCAAGCGAACCGTCCCGCTCAAGCGGTTGCATCTGCTAAACGCAGTGCTAAGTCTGGGCGCAAGACTGTGAGACTCACACCATCACAGGTAACGATAGCAAAGAAATTGGGTGTGCCTTTAGAAGAGTACGCGAAATATGTTGAATAACGTGGAGCAACAATGACAACGAAAAATGATAAAATCGACGAAAGTCGTGAACCACGCGAAGCCCAGACTCGCGAAAAGAAAGTAGCGAGAAAACCATGGGCACCACCATCCGCATTGGATGCACCAAATCCCCCTGAAGGACATGTTCACCGCTGGGTGAGATTAGAGATCAGAGGCCAAGATGATCGTAAGAACGTCATGGCTAGACTCAGAGAAGGTTGGGTACCTGTGAGAGCAGATGAATATCCAGACTTTGAATCTCCGATAGTGGAAGAAGGTAAATTTGAAGGGGTAATTGGAGTTGGTGGGTTGATTCTATGTAGGATTCCTATCGAGACTGTACAGGAACGAGATGCTTTTTTTGCAAGTAAAACGCAAAATCAGATGGACGCTGTAGATAACGATATGATGAGAGATGGAACACATCCTTCAATGTCTATCAGTAGACCTGAGAGACAATCTCGCGTAACAATTGGTGGAACCCAAGGTTCATCCGAATAAGGGTTCTTGATTTTAATTCTTGGAAATTAGAGACAAGAAATGGCAAATGTAGACAAAGCCTTTGGCTTAAACCCCTATAAGGGGAACAGCGCCGGTTCTTCCGTTCAAATAGTTAACACATATTTGATTAATCCTTCTGGATATGACACAAGCATCTATCAAGGTGATATAACCATATTCGCAAGCGGTTACATCAACACGGCAGCAGCTAGTTCTGCTAACATCGTGGGTGCGTTTTCGCACTGTTATTATGTTGCTTCTGACGGAACTCCTACCTTTAAGAATTACTATCCTGCTGATACAACGGCACTTGGAAGTGGAAAAATAGAAGCTTATATCTATGACGATCCTAACCAATTGTTTGTTGTTCAGGCGGACGGTGCTTCGGCCCAAACATGTATAGGCAGAAATGCGGATACTGATGGGATAGGTGGTAGTACAACAACTGGTGTTGCTACTCGCGAACTAGACTCTAGTACCATTAACACTACAGCAGCATTACAGCTTAAAATTGTGAGTGTGGTCCAAGACGATGTAAACGGTGATCTCACCGCAGATAATGCAAACTTAGTTGTTTTAATTAATGAGCATTACATGCGTGGTGCAGTCGCTGGTACATAAGGAGTAATATAAATGGCAATTACTAGAGCCCAATTAGTCAAAGAATTACTTCCAGGTTTGAACGCATTATTCGGCCTTGAGTACGATAGATATGATAAAGAATCAGAAGAAATTTTTGATACTGAGTCAAGTGATCGTGCTTTCGAGGAAGAAGTAATGTTAACAGGCTTTGATACCGCACCCGTTAAATCAGAAGGAGCAGGCGTAGCGTTTGACCAAGCCCAAGAGGCTTTCACGTCACGTTACACACACGAAACTGTCGCGCTGGCATTCAGCATTACAGAAGAAGCGGTCGAAGATAACTTGTACGATAGATTATCGGCAAGATATACCAGAGCGCTTGCAAGAAGTATGGCGAACACCAAGCAAGTAAAAGGAGCTTCTGTATTAAATAGAGCTTTCAATTCAAGTTACCCTGGCGGTGATACGAAAGAACTTTGTGCAACTGACCACCCAACTGTGGGTGGTGCTAACTTGCGTAACGAACTTTCAACATCTGCTGACCTGAGCGAAACTTCATTGGAACAAGCACTAATTGATATAGCTGCCTTCACTGACGAGCGTGGTTTAAAAGTAGCACTTCAAGGGACTAAGTTAATTATCCCTAAAGAGCTACAGTTCGTGTCTGATAGAATATTGGAATCACCCGGCAGAGTAAGCACTGCTGATAATGATATTAACGCTATACGCAACATGGGCCTCGTCCCTGAAGGCTATACTGTTAATCATTATCTGACAGATACTGATGCTTGGTTCATCAAGACTGATTGTCCGAACGGATTCAAAATGTTTGATCGTTCACCAATCAGAACTTCGATGGAAGCTGATTTTGATACAGGTAATGTTAGGTACAAAGCTCGCGAAAGATACTCATTCGGGTGGTCTGACCCCCGTTGTGTATTTGGTAGTCCTGGAGCATAAGGCTAATACGTAATTATGGAACCCCGCCGGGGGTTTCTTACTCAACCCGGCACTTTATTTCTATTCCCTTTAAAACTTTTTCTGCTATACTCAAAGCATTCCGAGATAATTTGTTGTATCAACTGACTCGGCAGACTTACTCCAAGATGATATAACAGTTTTAGTTAGGAGAATAAAATGGCTAAATCAACTTTTTCAGGTCCAGTAAGATCCCTTGCTGGATTTATCAATGCAGGCTATAGTTCTGTTGTCAGCTTAACTGCTAATACGACAATTACAGTAGCTTCACACGCAGGTAGACCTCTTTTATGTAATGATGCAGACGGAGTGTTCACACTTCCTAGTATCGTGGTTACAGAGCCTACAGATAAAACAGATCCAAACCAATTAGCTAACTTAGGTGCCCAATTCACTTTTATAGTAGTAACCGCTGCTACAGATATGGATATAACAACCGATGGTACGGATAAGTTTGTAGGTGGTGCGTATACTGGTATTGATGACAGTGCAGCTGGTAAGACCTTTATTTCTGGTTCATCTAATGATACTTTTACTCAAAACGGTTCAACGAAAGGCGGACTAGCGGGTAGTATTATTGTTATAACAGCTATAGCAAGTGCTAAGTATCATGTTGCAGCTCAATTGTTAGGATCAGGAACTTTAGTAACACCATTTGCTGACGCTTAATAGGAGGTAGACATGGCTGATTCAGTCACAGGACCAACTATTCAATATGATTTCGATAAGAAATTAGTTACGTATTGTTCTGTATATTCAGATGGAAGTGGCAGTAGCACAACATTAGTTGATGTTTCTGCTCTTAATACATCGACTACAAACGGTAACTCATGCACGCACGTTGCACTAAATAAAATTTGGTACACCGTAAGCGGAGCCCCTGATGCACCGGCTTCCCTAGATTGGGATGCAACGACAGACGTTACTTTTTTAACTTTATCGTACGACAATACGTTCGATTTCAGCGATATAGGTGGTTTAATAAATACAGAGGCCTCTGGTTATACTGGCGATGTCCTATTAGTTATACCCTCTACAGCAGATGCTGGTAATGAGTATACTGTTTGGGCCGAGTTTTTAAAATATTACGAAGCACCTCATAACTAGGATAAAGTATGCCTGGATTAACTAATAGAAGACGAGCAATACAGCATGGTAAAGATCCGTATGTAGATGGATATATGCACGGCGGTATTGTTCACGGAAAAAAAGGCAAGAAAAAGAAGTCTAAACCCGGTGGTTATTAAAATATGGCCACATCAGGAACAACTTCATTTGATCTTAGTGTAGATGAGCTTATCGAAGAGGCTTATGAACGGTGCGGTCTTGAACTTCGTACAGGGTACGATTTAGAGACTGCACGCCGTTCATTAAATCTTTTAATAGCGGAATGGGGCAATCGAGGGTTAAATCAGTGGTTAATTACCAAAAGTAATTTCACCGTTACCGAAGGTACTAATTATGAGGATCTAGGTACGGATGTCGTTGATATAACTTCTGCGGTTATTCAACGTGATAGCGTTGACTATCAGTTAACAAGAATCAGTCGATCTGATTTTTTGTATACCCCCAATAAATCTACTGAAAGCAAGCCAAGCCAATTCTTTTTAGAAAGGCATATAACACCTAGGCTGTATTTATACCCTACTCCGGAAAATTCAACGGATGTAATTTACTATTACGCGTTGACCAGAATGCAAGATGCTGGGGACTATACCAATAACATGGAGACTGTATTCAGATTCCTTCCCTGCATGACAGCAGGTTTGGCTTATTATTTAGCTATGAAAAGAGCGCCAGATAGAGTGCAATTATTAAAGCAGGTATACGATGAAGAATTTGATAGAGCAGCTTTTGAAGATATTGATTCTGTAAGTTCTAAGTTTATACCGCCAAGATTGGTAATCTAACATGGCCTTTGCAGCGGGGAAACTCACATGGGCCATTTGTGATACGTGTGGACAACGCTATCGCTTAAAACAATTAAAAGAACAATGGGACGGTTTTATGGCTTGTCCAGAGTGCTTCGATCTTAAACAGCCCCAATTAGATCCTCCTCCAATTGGGGCTGATCCTCAAGCGGTAAGGAATCCAAGACCAGATCGTACGGAACCAGCAGCAGTGTCTATGCTGACCAATGACCCTCTTTTGTCTACCCAAGGCAGCGCAGTCATTAAAGTGTTTCAAGACGATCACGGTAAATCGACAGGGGATAAAGTGCGTTTTAGGAATACAGAAGCTTTTGATGGGTTTACCACAGGAACGCTACAGGATCCCGATGGCTATTCAATAACTAAAGTGGACGACGATACTTACACATTTACTGCTGTTTCAGGAACAGGAACAGTGGGAGCTAGAGGAGGCGGTCCTTTTGTCGCGGTCGGACCTGCACAAGCTTTGTTACCTTTAAATCCATTTAGGAGTGGCGATGCCGGTGCAAATACAGTAATCTCTGTTACTGAATTTAAACACAATAGAACCACAGGAGATACCGTGCGTTTTAGATCAACTAAAGCTTTTGATGGAGTTACAACAGCCGTGCTTGAAAGTGCAAGTGGGTATACAATAACGGTTGTGGATACAAATGAATATAGCTTTACTTCAACCGGCACTGCAACCACAGGGGATGTAACCGGTGGTGGTAGTACAGCAACAGCAGGACCAGTATCGTGAGTTTTACATACAGTGGATTAAAAACAGCAATACAGAATTATGTAGATAGTTCTGAAACTACTTTTGTTGATTCGTTAGATACAATTATTAAACAAGCTGAAGAACGGATTCTTAAGAATGTTTGGTTGGATAATTTTAGAAAGAATGTAACAGGGACCGCTTCTGCGGACACTCCCTATTTGGGAATGCCAACGGATTTCTTAGCGCCTTTTAGTTTGGCTGTTATATCCAGTGATGTTTACTACTATTTGTTATTAAAACAAGTTAGCTTTATGCGTTCTTATAAACCAACAACATCCGGTTCAGTTACAGGACGACCTAAATACTATGCAGAATTTGACAGCGACAGTTTCATTTTGGCGCCGACGCCAGATACTACTTATACTTTTGAACTACATTATTTCTATAGACCTGCTTCATTGACGGCTGCTGGGGATAGTGGCACTACATGGCTTTCCGACAATGCAACTAATTCTTTACTTTACGGTTCCCTGGTAGAAGCAGCGACTTTCCTAAAACTGGATCCTAATGAGACAGCAAATTTTGAACAACGCTTTCAAGATGCCCTTGGCAGATTAAGAAACACCTCCGAAGGAGCAGGAACACAAAGTCAATACAGATACGACCAAGTTCGCATTCCCACCACATGAAGCCAATACTGGAACTAGAAGGTAAGAATATTGCCATTATCGCCATGGGTAATAGCCAGTTGGACTACCATAAAATGATTACACACAGTAAGACGTTTGACGAGGTGTGGGCCATTAACGCCATGATAGGTGTTTTAAAAAGGGTTGATAGAGCATTTGTAATGGATCCAGTTAGTCGTTTTTTTGATACAGATGATGCGGGGAACATGACGGTAATGATGAGGGAAGCCCTTCCTGTTGCTGATTATCCTATTTATACCTGTGAATTAGATAAACGAGTTCCTGCTTTAATTGAGTATCCTATTGAAGAAGTAGTCACGGATTTAGACTGTGGGTATTTCAATAATACGATTGCCTACGCTATAGCTTTTGCACTATGGAATAACGTCGGTGGGATTAGTATGTT